CGACTATTTGTTCAGCATCGGTCATTTGTGCATCTTCTTTAAGAGCAATACCGCGACCTTGGCCAGATAAGAATATGTCCTTCGGATTAACGAGGGCATTCTCTTTATATTTCCATCCAGAATTAACTTGGGATTCAAGAATATCAAGCTCAATAATACGACGACGATTATATAAATATTGTGCATCGCGTAATCCTCTGACAACGCCCTGAATGCGCCATGGGAAGTATTCACAATGTGGTTCGTAATAAGAAAAAACCGGAACAAACCCGTAATTATCTATGCCCGTAGGATTTGGCCCGTCATAAAATACACGGCCCTGAATAACTACCGAAAGACGAACTGTCGGCACTTCTTGTTCGATCATTGTTACAGTTGGATATGTCTGTAAGAATAAACGAAGCTTGTCTTCATCTTGGGCGCGCCATTCTTGTGTCTCACCAGTCTGCGTATCAACGAGCATCTGTTGTTTACGGTAATCACGGTACCAGAATTCATCGTATGTTAGTAAATTTTTAAGACCATAGTTATAGGCTTCTGCAGCAAATTGAAATTTTCCATCTCTATTATCTACACCATAAAGGCCTAGAATCTCTTCTGCATATTGTGGCATAAGAGAGATTGCTTCTCGTTTGGTCAAGAACGTTCTCTTCCAAAGAGCATTACAATCAGAGAGATCGGCCTTTTTGAAATATGGGTCGATTAGGAAATAGTTATGAGGGCAGTTGTCAACCTTAATAGTTCCCGAAACAGGATCTTCGCGATAATCGACCCATACATGTAATAGATTCATTCCAGAAATAAGAGCACCATGGAACGAATCAGATATTGTTTCAAGCACATGCTCTGTATCGGCAATATGCATTAATATTTTTGTAAATTGATCAGCAGTCTCGTCATCAGCATTCTCTACACCAACGCATACAGTTGATTTACGATTACGGCGCTGATGGCCTTCAATCACGTTTATGATACGCATAATGCGATTAAAGGTGAACTGGCGGCGCCTATTGGAAGGAAGGTTGCCGTAAAGATCGTTCCAAAGCGACTGATCGCCAAGGTAAAAGCGCTGATCTGTATCCGCCTCACCCCAGAAAGATTGATTAATTGTAATACTTTCTGCATAAAAGGCTTCCATGCGGCCTAATATGGGTTTGTCGCGTTCGTCATAATATTGCGGACCTAATTGGGGAAACAGCATCAGCTACTCCTTAGTTAGTTGGATTGCAACCGGAGCAAGTGCATGTCTTGTTGACTGTGTCAAAGTTGGCAATGTCGGTTAATATATCTTGGCACCAGCTTATCAATGATGCATATTGTGGAAATGCTGTCTCAGCATAAGTAATAACAGGCTTCAAAGTGGCTAATATAGCCAAGATGTCTTTGCCTAGTTGCCCAGAAGATACGAGTTGCTCCAAAGTAGGCCAAACGGCTTCACCTTCAGAAACAACTTCTTTGCAAAGATCTTCCAGCTTGGCTAATATCCAGGATAGGACATGCTTGAGGTTGTTTTCAATAACCGTTGCTGCCATAGATATCTCCTTATAGAAAATAGATGATAGATACTACTATCCGCAGAATAAGGCCGGTAACATTAGTATTCAAGATTATTTTTCGCGAGGGCGGATGCTTGCAGCTATAGACAAACGAGGCGATAAGCCTAGTTCTTTGCGATATTCCAGATCAAGTTCATGAAGATGCTTATCATATCTATGCCGGCAACGGGAACTACAATAAGTAAAAGATCTACTACCTGCTTTCGGCGTGAATTCCTTTTTACACATAGGACATATTTGACTTGCCATTGATATCTCCTGGTTTAATTTTCAAGAGCATACCATGGGTAACAATAATAAAAAACCCACATGTCGTTATCACATGCGGGGCTGTTACATGTAATGCCTGCTTAATCAGACAATACTAGTAATATAGTACTTGATATTAGGCGATATGGATATATATTTATAACATTTATATAACAATATATCATATTCAGCATGGTTTGCCTGGAGTGAATTAGAACGGTTAGAGAAACATTTTATTGAAGTTCATAGTAATGATGCTTCGAAATGCAAAGAGGGTTGCATGGTAGACTTTACCAAAGAAGATGGCATGGAATATATAAAAACAATTCTTGCAGCAATTGAAAAGGATGATTAATGGAATGGATATCAGTTAAAGACAGATTGCCTGATGACTATGATGCAGATTACATAGTATTAGCAACAAACATACAAGCTGATGAAGATGGTATTGTTCCAACATGGTTTCGTATTGGCTTTAAGCCATATGAATTAGCACTTGCAAAATGGTCGGAAGCAGATCCTGCATTAGTAAAATTCTATCAAGATAGGGGCGATCATTCATGGGATTGGGCAAGAGTAGACCAATTTAGCGATTGCAGAGTTGATACAAATAATATAACACATTGGATCAAAATACCTAAACACCCAACACTGTAGAAGGATAAATAATGCAATGGAAACAATTTAAAGACAAGATGCCTGAAGGTGATTGCCGCCTATTAATATGTGGCCATCTCAATACAGATCCCTTAACTCCTCCAGAATATGACTATACATACTTAGAATTTGTAGACTATAAGGATGGTTTATTGATTCCGGATGATGATGGACACGAATGGTATGCGCCAGATCCAGAAGATTATTGGATATACCAAAAGTCTATACTCACACCATTCGATGACAAAAAGGAACCTAATTATAAAGCATTGATAGCATGCGACAGATGCTATGAATATTTATACTTTGAAGGCAGTGCATGCTGTGAGGAAGATAAAATAGAAAGTTGTGTTTGTCCTAAATGCCTCAAGAAGGAAGACTAATGACAAGAAAATGCGATAAATGCAACAAAGAAATCCCAAGAGAAATATATTTAACAATTTTTTGGCCTAGCAGCGATCTTAATGTTGCAAGAAAGATATTAGAAACTTGCGATGATTGTTATAAAAAATACTTAATCCTTCATGATAAGCTATTGATAAAGTTCTTTGAAATTCCAATTGAACCGAAACAACAACCTAAAAAGTTTTGGCAAAGATTGTTTAGCCCGAAAGAAATAAAGCCTGTACAAATGATTCCCAAAAGAGGCCGAGGGCGCCCTAGAAAGAAGTAATTCTACTACTTGCAATCGCGCCATTTGGCTATATATTCTTAACGTTATATATTATTAACCTTCCTACTTTAAGGAGTTACCGTGAAAGGTAGCAAGATCCTGTTATCTCTGTTGGCATTGGTCTCTTGTAGCTGCGCTGCTATGTTAGAACAGCAAGGGCAAGACTATGTATTCAGAGACAATCAAGAGTCGCATCTAGTTAAACGCTATGATGTGCATCCGTTTCTGCGTAATTTGACGCCAGGTCAATTGCGAAAATATTACGAAGTGGGCAATCGTATTAAGGCTATAAAACTAAGCAACGGCGATTATATAGCGCGTCCGATAGGCGAACTTAATGGCGGCGGTCCTTGGCTGGCCGGTATCGTAGCAGCTGTAGGATATCCAGTAGTTGGCGTAACAGCACTTGCAGCAACAATAGCAAGCATTCCTGCAGCAGGTCCTGGTTGCTTTCTTGTAGGTTGGGGCGTAGCTGCCGCTGGTACCGTAGCGGTTACCAAAGGCGTTATCGCTGCTGCTGTAGTACCAACTCCGTAAGGCAGATATGGATTTAAAATTAGTAAAAAATACACCTTATGTGATACTCCTATTGCTAATATCATTCCTGTTTAATGCAGTATTGCGTATCCCTACACCATGGACAATGCCAGTAGTCTGGATTCTAGAATATTATAGTGTTTTCTGGATATACCAGAATTATGCCTATAGGGCTCATGAGCTATCATGGCCAGATATATTTCGAAGAAAAGCAATCCTTGGATTGTTGCTCTTTCTAGGAGCAATCGTAGGCTATCGCCTTTACTATGGTACTGTCACTGCATTAGTGTGTGCTGCATATGCAGCGCTAGTTGTCTCAACTTTGGTTTTATTAGAACATTCGCTATATAACTAGTCCAATATTTGTCTTTCCTGATAGCAGGCCCCCTATAAACGGGGGCTTTTCTTTGCATAAATAAACCCTCCATCGGGAGGGCAGTGTTACAAAGCACTCCGAAAGGAGGGTTCCAATATAAAGGATCTATCTTTTTATAACATCTTTAGTCTAATTGTTCAATAAAGATTTGGCACCGGCACTTGCATATTACACATAGAATTCAGTGCAAATTTTCTCTTGATATTATGCCATTTGCTTATATGTTTTATTACCTCCTCTAGAACATAGTCGCCCAATAGGAATTGTTCTCCTCTAAAGGCCTCCGGGATTCTAAAACACTGCTAATAAAACCCGGAGGTCATTTATAACCATGCCAATTATAACTTGATTTGCGCATTGAGCATATGAATAGCTTTATTAAAGGTAAAAATATCGAAGATATGAGTCTGTTGATACTGTGCTGTACCGTTAATGTAATGATAGCGCACAACTTCATAGTGATCTTGTGGCTTATCAAGCTTATTAACTTCCAGGAATCCCTCTGTACTCTTTGATGCATTATCTATCGAATGATAGTCATCAATTACAATGGCTCCATCGGTTACATATTTGAATGTATATAATTTTTCCATGGCAATCCTTTAATACTCAGGCAAATCTGTTCTGAAGATAGCAGGCATACATTTTGGGCATAGATCACTTTTTTTTATATAAATATATTCATCACGATGCTTAGAACTACAACGTAGGTAAATCATCTCTAAAAAATCCAGTTGTTACTCTATCCCCTAAAACGGCCTCACGGTAACGCTTATCTAGTTCTTCAGGGCTAGTACCTTCTCGTATCTTTGGCAAAGCAACACAGAGGTACCTCATTGCGTCGGCATAGTTTGATGCCCAATTGTGCAATGGATGATCTGAATAGAGTGGTTTTGCTGTATCAGACTTCTTAAGATCTTTACGGTAGTTCTCAAGCGCCTTAATCAGATCTGCACACTTAGTTTCATCAATCCACATCTTAGAGAATGTAGAGCGTACGCATTCTATACCATCGATAATAGGAATGTTAGGGCATATGGTAAACTTCATGCCCAATTGCGATGCTTTATCAAAACGTGTTACGCCACCTGCTGCGAATTCTCTTACTTTCAAATCATGGGGTCCTATAAAGCGACCCATATTATAGCCTTTTTCATTGATTATTTTCGCATAATGCTCAAGGCCCTCATCACAATTCTCATAGCAATCTATAACACGTATAATATTATTGCATATTTGAAAAAATATTAGTGCCGTTGTGTCCCTAATACCGAGATCAAAACTACAATGAACCTTGTATGCAGACTCATAGCCTACATGACCTATCTGCCCTTTTAATTTCATCTTATCAATATATTGCGTATAATATGCTCCCGAAACACCAAGATCGAAACTGCAATAATATTCCTGTTGAATAAGATCTTCTGAGATCAAGCCTTCATTCTTTTCTTTTAGAATAGCCTGTACAGGAATATGCCCTGTCTCTTCAACGGACATCTTGAGACAGTACCATTCAGGATTGTTGAGTGCAACATTATAAAGATCGTAAAGGTGGTTCTTGCCACGGGGCGTTGTAATGAATAGCGCCCAGGCACCATTAGCTACCATGATAGGACGTAAAAAAGCATAGGCATTAGGGTCTTGGAGAGCATACTCAGAGAATATAACAGCTTGGAAGTTTGTACCAACAAGTGAATCGTAATTGTCTGATCCGCAGACCTTCAAGATAGAACCATTCTTGAAGCGTATCTTCATGTCTGAAGAGTTCTTTTGTTCAACTATCTCATCAGGGCAATACCAATCTAAGATACGATGTTGCTGGTCATCTATGCAATCCCACAGCACTTTGCGACCTTGTGAATATGTTGGAAATACATAGAAGACAGTGCAAGTCTTACGCATGCATTGTCGAACGGCAAGGTTGAAGGCTACGATGTCCTTACCTGCACGGCGAGGCAATATAGCCAATACCTTCCTAAATCCATCTTCCTCTATGGCCTTAGCTATCTTTGCTTGATACGGCCGTGGTTGAAACCTCTGTAGCTTTAGAATCAGTTCCGGTGTCAGTTTCATTTAACCAGTTCTCCAAATAATGCAATGTGGCATCTATCGCAGCCACAGCCTGTCCTACAGTTCTTGTATTTCTTCCTATATTTTCTCTTCATTCTCCTTTTCATTCTTATCGCCCCACTTCTGTTGTACTAATGCTTGTACGCAATTGGTAAGATCTTCAATAGACGAACCTTGTTCTTCACGCTTCAATTTGGCTCTACGTTCTTCGGCCGCTGCATTCACAGAACAGTAATGCGATATAGTTTTATCTACTGTACCGGCATCATATTCACGCTTTAAAGCACCTATTTCTCTTTTGTCGCCTATAGCTGTTAATGCATACCAATAAGCTTCTTTAAAATCCGCATTGCTATGTACAGTTCGGTAGAACGTTTTTTCGGGTATTCCGTATTCGCGCATAAACTGTGTAATCTTCAATGAACTAGGCAAATCAGCCCAGGCGATAAGGTCTTGGCACATCTTCTCCAAGAACGCACCGCTCATCTCATTTTCTCTCCAAGAACAAAGGTTTTTAAACGTAGCATAGACCTTGTCTGCTTTTTCCTTGGCTGCTTTTGTTGTGCTACTCTTGATAGTTTGCGCCATTATTTTATTCTTTTCAATGTTTTGAAGTCTCCCTTATAGTGATCTTTTAATGTCCTCAATGTAAATTCTGTACGAGGTGGATCCCCATAAATCTTCTTTGTAATTATTGCCGTTATTTGAGCATCATCATTATAGAGTATCTTATTGGCACAATCTAATACCATTTTTATAAGATTATCTATATCTGGCTTATAGAAGTCAGGAGTGCCAAGCAGTTTTTCTTTTTGTTTCTCACGAGTCTTGGCAAGAGGCATATAGAAAGTAGCATTAAGCAACAAAGGACCGTTATAAAGCGGCCGATCGCCATGTTGATTAGTAAGATTAATGCCAATTATTAGCTTATGGTTCTTTTGTGCATCATAAACTCTATTTACATAATGTCTTGGTCGTTGTAATGGTATTGGTGCTCCAGGTATTGTATAAACTACTACTTCTTCCATGTATCACTCATTTCGGCGTTGTCGCTATGAGATCACAAACTTTTTCAAGTATATTTTGGCTAGTCTCTTTTTCAATATTCTCGCCATCAATATAGTAAATATCATATTGTTCGTCTACTTGTTGGTCCCAAGGACAAGGCATGGCATCAAGATCGCCTGGTTCAGGCTCTATTGTCCATTCGCCTTGTTCTTGGGCAGACATAGTGGAGGTAGTCATAAACTCAGTATCGTTAGTTGTACATGCTAGAAAAAGCGCTAAAAGCAAAGAAATCATTTGCCGGCTCCCTTTAAAATAAACGGCCTCAGTAACACTGGCACGAATTGGGCAATTGCTTCATGCGCTTTTATTTTAGCATCTTCTGCGCAAGAAATCTGCTTTATAAATGGCAGATCTTTATGAACTTCAAGAGTATATTCAATAAATTTATCTACTTGCGATATAATAGCGGCTAGATCTAATTTGTAATGTTCATCATGAGACATAAGTTCCTCAATCGTAAAAGCTGCACGTTTAGCGAAGCAATCGGACGTCAACACAACAGCAGTTCCTGGACATTGAATTCCGGCAGCTAAATAGCCTATAAGCTTAATAGATTCCGCTATATGGTCGAGAGTGCTTGTTGGACTAAACTGAAATTCATGAACTGATTTCTTCCAAGTACCAGTTACCGGCCGATAAGGATTTCCTTCATAGGGCTTCTTGGTTTGTTTTTTGGCATGATCTTCTATTTCTACATGGATGCGCTGTTCTTCTGGCAAATAGACATCAGTAGAAGCATCTATATTATACTGGTGCGCTAAACTAACGAGCTCAGGAAAATCTGGATCTACAAATCTTGTTTTACAATAATCATTGCATAAATAGATATAGAATCTCAGTGGATCTTTAATAGTAATCTTCTTTATTTTTTCGGCCGAAACATACTCGTCAAATGCCTCTTTATGACATTCTTCAGGATAAGGAGCTATCTTGATAGCGCCAGCCAAAGATAGTCCTAGATAATCGCCAGAATGTTGGCCATATTTCTCAAGAAACGGATACTTCATGTCGGATAACCTTCCTGTCTTAATGCTATGCAATCTTTGAAATGCAGCCTATCTTTGTAGCTCTGCAATTGTCTTTCAATAATCTCAGCCTTCTTGTCTGGTGCAAGTGCTAATTTCCCAATTGACTCTATAAGTCGTGATAACCTTTGGTCGCAGAACTCTTTAAACTCTCGCGCTGTTTGCTCATTGACATAGCGACTTGTAGTCCGTGTCTTCATTTGCGCCAAGAATTGCACAGCACTTTCAATAGAATCCTGGCTAAGCCCTTCCTGTTTAAGGATTCTTTCCGGGTCCGGGTGCTCTTTAATGCTTGCTCTATTTTGTGCCGTGCCTTCCGGGTGCCATACAGGGGTTGAAACTAGGCCATATTTCTTCGTTGTTTCTCTATAAAGACTAAGAGCACTTGCATTAATAATAACCTCTTTTTTATATTGTGCGCCAGTATCTGGCATTGATTGTCTAGATGCCGAATTACATAGTGCTACTATGGGTATCAAAAACGATAAACAAAGCAGGCCTCTAAGTGCTGGTAATATAGCCGCAAGTTCATCTATGATCTCCGGGCGGCGCAGCTCTGGATTGAGTCCATATATATTACTATTGTTAATGCGGCGCTTTCTTGAAATAAGACCGAGCTCTCTTGCTTTCTTAATTGCCCTGCATACCGTTCTTGTACCAATACCTAATCTCTTGGCTATAGTAGCCTCAGATTCGTAGTAATTATTGTTATAATACAAACACTGATTAACCACCAAGTTGATGGTTTCTAATATTCTACCTGTCTTAAGTTGTTTGATCTCATTGAGATCTTTTAGGTTTTTTTGATTTGGGACTTGATTTTTTTGTTGTTTGTTGTACATTT